TGTTAGTCGCTGCAGCTTTGATTGCACCAGCAGAACCATCATAATGTCCAGTACCAGCAAGATGTAATGCAACTACATCAGATGATGCACCCTTAAATTCTATAATACAATCTCCAGTATTTCCAGCTGCAGTACCTTGTGTAAAAGACCACCATGCTCTTAATAAATCTAATTTAGCACCATTTGCAAATCCATCTAATCCATCTCCGTCTAGTATAAGATTAGTTGCAGTATCGTTATCAAAGACTGCTTTAATTGTTACCATTCCACCAGCTTTAGGTGCATTAACTACTGTATCTCTCAATGTTGTTGTTACGAATGACATTATTTAACTCCTTAAAATGCTAACATTTCTTTTTCAAAATATCCCATAAGTTCCTTTTCTGGCACCTTATATTTTTTAGATACTTGATTAATAGTTTTTTCAAAAGTATTTAGGAAATCTGAAGGTTTAGAGTCCATTTTACCAAAAATATCATCAACAGCATCTTTCATTTTTGGAGAAAGTTTCTTATACTGTTTTGATTTCTTGTGTTCATCTTTCTCTGGGAGAGATGTGTATAATGAATTAAACTGTTTCATCTTCCTCTACTTCTGGTATATGATTCTTTACAAAAGAACCAGCAACCTCTTTTCTTTTTGTTTCTAGTGATTGTGCAACTCTATCTGTCATTGCAGTTTTAAATGCATCTTCAGCACCTAAGTTATTACCTTTTTGTAGTTCATTTACGAAATTTTCTGCGCTCATTATTTATCTCCATTTTCTTCTGGTGGTGTTTCACCTCTTAGTTTTGCAACGTCATCTGCTGGTAGTGGGGCACCATCAATAGAGGGATATCTTGTAATTCCATCTCCACCATCTGGCACATCAACTCCACCCTCATCTGGGTCAAGTCCAGCCTCTTTATTCATTTGTTTCTGCATTGCATCAATCTCTCCATCAGAAAGATTAAGAATATTTTTCTGTACCCATTCTTTACTAAAGAAAGTACCAATATAACTCTCAATACTTCCTAATGCATTGATTCTATCTTCCATTAATTCAGCTTTCTTGAGTTCTGCAAAATGTCCATCTTGCAAAAAGTCATACTGAATGTGTTGGGAAATTTTTGTCCAATCTTCTAGTGTAACTACACCTTTAAGTATAAGTTGTGTTTTTAGAATATCAGTAAACAGAGGTGTAAATTTCTTTCTTAACCTTTGTACAAACTTTGTAAATTTAAGTTCATCTCTTGTAATCTCTGTAGAACGACCAAGACTAAAACCAGCTTCTGCTTCTAATCGTGAAATAGGTACGTTCAAAGAACGATACAGTTTTTTCTTGAAGTATTCTATATCATCTATCTCACCAAGATTAGAACCGCCGGGCAAAGTAGTAATCTCTGTACCACGACCACCCTCTCGTCTAGGCAACCAGAAATCTTCTAACATAGACATTTGATTTCTATCATCTCGTATTTCACCAGAAGATGCATCATAAACTAGTTTATTTCTGTATCTATTCATAACATCTTTAAGATATTGTTCAGCTTTAATCTTAGGTAAGTTACCTACATCAATATAAAATATTCTACGTTCTGGAGCTCTTGATATACGATAGATAACTAACGCATCTTCAATCATGCGTAGTTGATTTACAGGTTTGATTGCTTTGTGTAGATGTGAAAGTACATGACCTTTGTTCTGATCTATCAAACCAGACACAACATAAGTTATACTGTCAGGTGATATCTTAATACCTTCAGTAGTTCCAGTTTTAAGACCTTTATCATTATAAAGATAATATTCGTTTACTTTACTAACCAGTTCAACACTAGTTCCTTTTTTAACGTCTTTCTTTACTTCTTTAACTCTACGAATCTTTTTAGGTTCAATGTATCGTAACTCTTGTACACCTTTTCTTGGATTCTTCTGGTCAATTACTTTGTGATAGAAAATACGACCATCAACATACCAACGTCTGAATATGTCGTGACCTTTTGTATCAAAATCGAGGAGTTGTAAAACAGTATCAAATTCTTCTCTGATTCTGTCTTTAATTTTTTTAGTTAAAACAAGTCTATCTAATTCAATTGCAACTGCTTGATCTCTTTCATTTGCAACAATACCTTCATTGATGATATCTTCAATCGCACTATCGCACTCTGGTTGTTGTGCAATATCACGATATCTACGAATTAAGTCTTGCTCAGTTCGTTCTCTACCATCTGTGTCTAGAAGTTGTCCATAAAAACCACCACCAGCAACCTCAAGAGTTCCGTCTTCTGAACTAGGTTCAGTAAACTTCTCTTGAGAGCCAGAGTCTTTTATTCTTTCAAATTTGAAACCAAATAATTCCGCCATAATATCTCCTACTATTGTCTTCTATTTAGTAGGTTAGAAATTAACACCAGAAGCTTCTAAGTGTGTATACTTCCAAGTTACTCCAAATGTTTCAATAGCATCATTTGCAGACATATCTAATGCAATTTCAGCGATAGATGTTGGGAAACAATTTCTAAGAATGTAAGTTTTTAGAATTGTATCATCTCTATCTAACTGTTCTACTTGTAAATCAGTTTGAAAATCAGCAGGGTTTGTAAGTCCAGTATTATTTGCGAAATCGTTAATACCATTAGACCATCTTTCCATTGCATTTCGTATCATAAAGTCTGTATCATTATAGAAAGTTGTTGTCCAGTCGCCTGGGTCTGGTCTATCGCCAGGATAGAATACGTTTCTTCCTCTAAATGGTACTGGAATAAATGCCATTTCAATTGATGGAATAGCTGCAGCAGATACTAAAAATGAAGTTCTACGAACATCAAGTCCGATTGCAATGCCGGGCGGTGGGGTAATCGTTATTCTAAACTGATTACCTCTTGCACCACCACCGATTAAATTTGCTTTAAAGTCATCTATCTGTGCCATGATTAACCTCCTACCTCACTAAACGCAACCCCAGTTCGTACTGCGATAAAATTTAGTGTTATAAAGTTGATTGACCTAGCAGGTTTGATAAAGATATCTGCGATAAATTCGTTTCTATCAATGACCTCTCCAGTATTGTTAGTATCATCACAAACTAAACTAAAGTCTGTAATACCTCGTCTACCTTGAATATCTCTCAAGAATGGTTCTACTAAGTTTCTAAATTGTGCTCTTGTGAACTCATCATTGAACTCAAAGAGTTGAAACTTAGCTGCAGTTGCAATTGCTTTTTCTAGAAGTAAAAATAATCGTCTTACATTAATTCTATCAAACGCACTTGGTTTTGTTAATGCAGTTTTATCTCCGAAAAGACAAACACCTTGGCCTGGGAAGTTAGTTACAGGATTAACTCGTTTCTTGTAAAGTTGATCTCTTTCTGCCTTTTGAGGGTTGTAAGATAACTTAACTGCACCACGAATGTTTCCTCTGTTAAATCCAGCAGGAGAAAAGAAACTTTCTGCAATGTTATCTGTAAATGCACAAAGTCCAGCAATATCTGCGTTCAAAGGAACAAATCTATATACATCAGAATACTTATCGTACATATACTTGTAACCACTATCAAAAACCATGTATGATGAACTTGGACATAAATCGAAAGCATCTACTACATTCTTTGTTGCAGTAAGTGAAGATGCAACTCCGACTGTAGCAGAACGATAAGGAGAAACAAATCCTACACAATCTCTACGACTTTCTACTAATGCAGTAATCATTGTTACATGAGTGTCCATATTTGCTTCTGTATCTGCAGCAATACTTGATGAACCACCAATAACTAGATTTATATCTAATGATTCTGTATCAGAGAACTTATCATATGCAAGTGCAATCTCACCATTAGTTAATGCATAGTCATCAGTACCACCAGTTAATGTAGAAACATCAACACCAGATACTAATGTGTAATCTGTACCAGATGCAATGTCTGTTCCCCAGTTAGAACCAGCAGAAAGATGGTCTGTCCAGTAGATAAACTGTGATTGTGCAAAGATAACATCTGAATAATAGTTATTAGAACCTTGTGCTGTTTTACCATTTGGATTCAATGACATATTTGCAAATCGTTCTATTACTGCAGCTGTTCTTTGTCCGTTAACACCAACTGCTTTACCAGTAATATTACCAACTGTGTCATATACACAAACATGGATTTCATCATTTTCTCCACGAGCATTTTCAGTAGCATATGCAGAAGTGCCAGGGGCCTCATCAAATAAGTCAGAAAATCTCCAACGTCTTGTAATAAATGAGTTATCTGGAATTACAGTTTGTAGTCCAGCACCAACTGGGTCATCTAACAATTTAATTGTTAAAGTTTCAGAAGAAACAGCAGTTACTTCGTATTCTTCACCTTTAGTTTCTACGTTTGCATCAGTTGTAAATGCAAGAGGAGCATCATCTGCGACTGTGATTGCTTTATCGAGTATTAATGCAGTCTGTGAAGTTACTGTTGCAACTTTAACAACTACATCTCCGTCTGATATACCAGCACCGATTACTCTTTGTCCTACTGCAATTGTACCAGAATTTCCATCAACTGTTAGGTTTTTACTTGCAGTTGAAATAGCACCATTTGCAACAGCAGTTACAGAGTTATTTGTTTGGAAAGAAATAATATCACCGACTGCGATTGTAGCATTTGTTGCATCTTGGTCATCAACTGTAATTGTTAAGTCACCAACTGCACCAGCACCATTTACTAAGTTTAATGTACCTAATGGTTGTTTATATGCTCTTGCACTTGAACAGATATCTACACCAATTCCGTTACCATGAGTTCCAGCAGTCCTTGCGGCCCACTCTCCATGAGAACCAGAACCATCTTGGAAAGATGCTTGATAGTGGTCATCATCTCTGATAAGTATACCAGAGTTTGCACCAGCATTTAGTAATCCACTTTCTGCTCTTACTACTTTTAAATTATCACCATATTGCAAAAAGTTTGTTGCAGAAAAAAATGTTTCAAACTGATTACTTGATGTTTGTGGTTTTCCGAATGTTTGTACCAATTGTTCTTCTGACGTAATAGTTGTCACAGAACTAACTGGGCCTTTTTCAAATGCGCCTGCGATTGCACCGATAGAGGTTGCAACTGCCGGAACGACATTTGTTAAATCTATTTCCCTGACATGAACACCAGGCGAGACTAAAAATGACATGATTTTTGCTCCTTAATTTTAGAGTACTCTCTTATTTCCTTATATTTATAAAAATGAAGTTTCTAAAAACTCACTTTTATATGTAACAAAACTTATAAATAATAGTATGACAACACATTACGAAAAATATAAAGACACTATCAAAAAGGTAGCTCGTAGGAACTACCGAAAACGAGTTGCATGGTTGAATACACATCTCAATACTGAACATTGTGTTCATTGTGGAGAAAGTGAAACTGTATGTTTAAAACTTTATCCCCATGATGTAGAAATAAGAAAACAAGCAAAACGAGTTGGTACAAATGACGAAAGTAGAAAAGAGGTACATAAATTAATGAATCAATGTAAAGTAGTTTGTTCTAATTGTTGGATTAAACTTGACAACGATTTAATTGAATTTCTTTAATTATTTCTTCTCTCTGTTTATCTGTATACTTTGACCACATAGTTATTTCTTCAGTTGTCCTATAACAACCAATGCACACACTATCTATAAGTTTACAGATTTGAACACAAGGACTTTCCATTACCAATCAGTATCATATGATCTTACTATTGGACTCCATCTTGTTCCATACTCATCAATCGCAGTTCCAATATTATCATCTTCTAAACCATTGATGACAAAACCAAAAGGAGCCATGTCTTGTTCTAGTTGGTCTTGACTTTCTTTATACATCTGTTCTCTTATATCGTTATTTGTAAGTTCTTTAAAATAAGTTTGATCTGTACACCATGCAAATATAAACAAACACGCAACCATGTCATCATTACAACCATCATCTGCTTCGTGAGAAGAACCTTTAACAATAAATGTAGACAATTCGTTTATTACATCAAAGTCCTCTACAATAAGTTTATTATCTTCTACTAGTTGTTTTAGATTGGAACAACCAATCTTCTTAACTGCTTTTGTTGTTCTTACACCTAATTGAGCTCTACCACCAGAAAAACCACCACCAAGTATCTGACCAGCACGACCTCTCATAGATGCCATAATCATATTATCATACTCCATATCATATTGCATTGCATTTGCAACTTGTTCTCCAATATCATTAACCTCTACTAAAACAAATGCAGTATTATAAGCTTTTGCAACTTGATGTATTCTTTGTGGAAAGAGTAAAGGTTTTATCTCGTTATCTCTAAACTTTGCAACCATATGATATGGAACTGAAGTAACATCAAAAACAATAAATGCAGAATAATCATTTGATGTTCCTCTAGATACATCAGCAGTAAGTAGATATGTATGATCCTCTATGGGTTTTTCGTATATATCTAAATTAGCATTACTCTGTATTGGAGTTCTATATGTTAATCGTCTTAATGTTGAGGGAGATATCAAAGTATCTATAGAACCTAAAAACTCACATTCAAACTCTGTATTAAACTGTTGCTCACTTGTATTTGCAATAGTTTCTTTCTTCCATTTTTCATCACGACCAGGCACCTCTGACCAATGAACTTCAATAGGTATATAACTGTTTCGTTTTTCTTCTGCATCTGTCCATATTTTATAGAACATATTCATACCATGTGGTGTACTTACTATCATAACTTTTGTGGATTGTCCAGAAGAAATCGTAGGATACACCGAACTAAAAAATTGTTCTGCAACATTTGATGGCACATATGCAAACTCGTCTAAGAAAATAATGTTATAACTACC